CTCCCGACCAGACGATCGCAAAGCCCTGATATTGGTTATCGGTGCCCCAGGTATCGCGATGCACCCCATTGCCGCCGGTGAGCGTTCGGCCGATCACATAGGGGATCCCGGATTGCGGATCCAACTTGAAACTGGTCTGCTGGCCTTGCGCGCTCGACTTCGGCTTGGTCGGCGCAATCATGTTAAGGGCAGTTGACGCAACGCTGGCGACGGTGGCGACAACGGCCGCGATCGGCTGAATAGGCGAAGGGATGACAGCGAGCACCGACGCCACCGCGCCGATTACAGAAACAACCCCTTTGACCACCTTCGCCATTTACACGATCCTCCAAGCGCGAACTGCCTCATGGATCCGCGCAGACACCGGCCCCTCCGGCACTTCCTCCGAGTAGCAAAACACGGCATTATTGCCTAGCGCGATGCCGAGCGCGCCGAGCGGATTGTCGGCCTTGAACTCGATCACGTCGCCAAGCAGGCAAGCCGCTGGCGGGATTTCGACAAACTTTGATGACATCAACTCGCCCATGTCCTCGAAGCCGAGCCGCCGGATCGCCCGCTTCGCGCCGAGCGCATCCGAGTAGGATCCAGCCTTTGCATGCGCGATCGGCTCGCCCATTTTGCGCAAGTGGAAAGCGACCATTTTCGCACAATCGAACTTGCCCCATTCGAAAGGGTGATCGTTGAAGCGATCGATCGTTGCCTGGGTAGCGGCCCGCCGCTTTTCGAGAATATTCATCGCAGATCCACGTTCATGAAGTCACCGAAACCACGGCCGCCACCGCCGCCGCCAAAGTTGCCGAATCCGGCCGCCGATCCGTAGACCGGTCCATTGCCTGGCCGCTCGCCCGGCCCCCAGATAATCGTTCGAGAGATCCCGGTCACATAGATGAGCCCTTGCTCGCCAGGCCAGACCGCCTGATGCGATGCATCGGCAAGCCGCTGGCCCTCGGTGTCAGCAAAGAACTTCTCAAACCCAGAAACGCAATCGAACTCGAGGCTGCGCACGGCCTTATCCAGGTGCAACAGCGGCCGATCGAGCGACCCGTCAAAAAGAAGATACGGCTCGAGCAATGCACCGGCCGCGTCCAGGCCGCCGACCCAAAGGCGCGTCCGGGCTCCCTGGTAGAGCGGCGATGCCAGCAAAGCGGCGGCGGTGTCGTTCGGCGTTGCGATCTCGAACGACATCGAAGGTGCGTTATCGCCAACGCCATCCTCCGGCGGATCGAGCGCCATAAGGGATCCGAACCGATCATCCTTGCCGACAAACTTCACACCGCCCCAGGTGATCTCGCCGGTGCCGTAGAGCAAGGCAAGCGTATCGATCGCAGGCAGATCGACGCGGAGCATCAAGACAGGCAGGCACCGGCCGCTCTCGAATGAAGCCGCAAGGGCAGGCGGCAAATGACCAGCCATCAGCCGATCTCCTCGATATCGAATTGCAGGCCGACCGTGCGCGCCAACTCAAGCGTCCATTTTTGCTGCTCGCCCATCAACCGGCCTTCGATCGTCGGATAATCGAAAAGCAATTGCCAGCCGACTGCAGCGGCGATGCGGGTGCGCGGATGGACCGAAATCGTGCCCTGGCCAGCGCCGTCCAGAACGGCCTGGGTGTTAACCGAATGCAAATACCGCTGCCCGGTCGTTGCGTTGACCAGGGAGAAGAAAATGCCTTCCCGGTAGATCGTGCCAGGCACCCCTTGCACCGGAATAAGCGTGGCCTGTGCATTCGTCGCGGTCCGCACCGTGGCATTTGCAGGCCGAGTGACACCAGGCTGCGGAAAGCGGATGCGGACGCCCTCCGAGCAACCGCGCTTAAGGCGCGAAATCCACTCCATCGCGTGGATCCCCCGCTTATCGTCCCGCAGGCGCATCGGCGGCATCGAAACCGAAATGCCGTGCCGATCGCCGAGCCGATCGATGCGCACGGCGTTGCCACCGCCGATCGACGGCAACTGCCAGCCGCCCGCGTCCAGAAAATAAGGCTCGGCACCGTTCGGCGCTGGCCAGATTGGCAAATCGATCATTTAGCGCCCCCTTCCCAACCGCTGGCGGCCGCGCTTCTGCGACATGGTCTGCACCATGTTTGCACCGCCGAGCGCGCCCTTCATCGCGGCTTGTTCGTCCATTTGCTGGATCTGCGACCAGAACTCCTCGGTCAACAGATTTCCCGAGATATGGTAGACATTGCCACCGCCACCGCCGCCGTCCGGCGTGATGCGCCCACCGGTGCCAGGCGTGAACCATTCGGGACCGCGCTCGCCAACCCGATAGGTCTTGCCAGCGACAACAGGACCGCCAAGCGCGCGGCCGCCGCCATAGCCACCGCCTCCGGGCAACTGCCCGACGCCTTGGAACGGATTTGACTTGCCGGTGATCCCCGCGACCATGTTCGCCACCTGGCCGACCATGTCCAAAATGCCGAGAATACCACCTACAATGTCCCCATTCTTGAACGAAGAAACCATCCCCCGGAGTGAATCCAGGATGCCACGCGACATATCAGAAAAATTCTGCACCGCTTTGAGAGTCCTATCTTCAAGAGGATCAAATAGCCCAGTGTCGACCATCCCTACGATCCGATCGAGATCACGGTTAAGAGCCTCTTGATCGACTTGAACAATGTCGTTGCTGCCGATGGCAGTCGGTGCCGCATTTAGATCCAGACCAGAAGCCTCAAAACGGAGCCGCCGCCGAGCTTCGCGGGCTTGATCAGGCGACAATCCTCCGCCTGCGGTGCCAGCCGCTTCTGCACGAGCGATAAGAGCAAGATCGTCCCGATATTTCCGCAACTCGGCGGCATCGGGAAAAAGCCGATCGAGAAGCGGACCAACTTCACTCGCCAGCGCGCGAAAAGCGGCAGCGGTCCCAGCGGTGGCGCGGCGCGCACGATCGACCATAACACCGTCGAGCCGCGCCATTTGATGCGCAATGCCGTCAACCATATCAGGCACATATGAGTGACCGACAACAGCATCATAAAGCCCGTAAAAATACCCCTTCACTTCTTCAATCTTGGTTTTTACACCGTTCCAAATACGCGTCAGAGCACCGCCCATCCATTCATCTATCCCACGCACCATGCTCGAGATATAACCAACTACGGCGTTCCCCAGTCCCGATAGAATGCCATCAACGGCAGTGCGGAACGACGATACGAACCCCTTAGCGGCATCCCACGCACCCTGCCAATCACCAGATAAAATAGCGATGACGAACCTAATGGCGTCCGCGATCATGTTAAACACACCGCCAGCGGCAGAGCCTAAAGCCTGCAATAAACCCGGAATTGCCGAGCCAAATGCCTCAAGACAGATCTGACCCCAATGAGCGACAATGGCAATCACAGCGCCTAATTTCTCGATGAACGCGCTGTTCCAAAGCGCAATCGCTGCCTCTTTAAGAGCATTAAATAAATTTATTAACGGCGGACCTAGCGTCTCCTGGAGCACAGCCCATGCGCGCTGCAATATCGGCGCGATTTTATCCCAATTCTCCCAAATTACCCATGCAGCTGCAAGAGCGGCGGCGACACCGGCGATGATCGGTAGAAACGGTGCCAGCAAAGGGACAAACCCACCGGCCGCGAGACTGGCTGCCGTAAACGCTGCCTGCCATCCGGCGATGATGGGGATTGCGGCACCGATCGCCGACACAATCGGTCCCAGAACCATCAACAGCGGACCAAGCGCGGCGACGATAGCTACTGCACCGACTGCCATCGCCTGCATTTCTGGTGATAAACCATTAAAGGCGGACAAAACGCTGGCGGCAATTGCGGTCAATGGCGGCAATATTTTTAGAGCCAACTCGCCGATCGTTTCCTGAAACTGACGCCACTGGTCGATCATGTCCGCGCCAGGAGTGGCATCACGCAACGCCTGGGCAGAGCCGCCAAACTGACGCTCTAATTCATTGAGCATGATACTCTGCGCACCCGCCGCGTCACCAGCCGCAGCCATTGCTTTTATTTGCTCTTGTTGCTGGGCAGTAAACTGGATCCCAACGCGCCGCAAAGCAGAGAGTCCCTTTGCCGGATCATTTAACGCTTTGCCGAGCATCAAAGCAGATGACTGCAGATCCGTGCCCATCCGCGCAGAAAGATCGACCGCAGCCCGCTGCGCGCGATCAAATTGCTCACCGGCGACATTGCCAAACGTGAGCATGTTGGCGGTTACTTTGCGCAGGATATCATCGTCGTCAAAAGTCGAGATCGACTGCAACTGCCCAGCCATGTCCTGCAATTGCTGCGACGTGAAACCGGCCGCTGGCCCCATGGAGCGCAACGCGGCCTCGACTTGGCCAACTGCCTCTGCACTTTCTCGCGCCGCCGGGATGGCCGTCGAGAGTAATGCTGCGAACGGAGCGGTAACCGCCGCAGAGATGACCATCCCAGTATTACTAAGACCTTGTCCAACGCGCTCAAAGCGACGCTGCATATTGTTGGCGTCTCGATCGGCCTGCGAGAGCCCGCGCGACCAGCCGGACGTGCCAAGATCAAGGTCGACGCGCAGCGCACCGATTACTGCAGTAGCCATGACTCGTCGACCTCCTCAATCGTCATATGTGCCCCCGCCGCCTGCATTTGCAGCAAGACGGCAAAGATATCATCGGCCGTCTGCTCGGCCAACTCATCTTGCGGCGTGAGTAGGGTCTCGAGATCCGGCAACCTCTTCTGGCGACGGAACGCCTCGCTATACCAGGCACCGGCGATCCGCGCTTTCTCTTCCTCTTCGCGCGCCCATTGACGGCCGCGCATGATGTTCGTGAAGCGGAGCGGCGTGATCTGCCAGAACAAGACCGGGTCAAGACCCTCGGCCGCCCAAAGTGACTCTAGCGCTTGCCAGTCCCACCCTTCGGCCGCTTTGTAGGGCGCGCGGCGGCGGCCCGCCTTTGCCGCCGATTGCCCTCCGGCTCCCCCTCCATTTCCGTCGCCGCCTCCGGGAAGGCACCGACGAACGCAACAGCGACCGCACGGCCCGCGACTTTCAGACCGATGCGATCGATCAAGCGACCAGCAGCCGCGATCGTCAACTCGCGATCATCGATCGCAGATGCACGAAACATGGCCCGCAGATCGCGCAAGGTGATTTCCCGAGCGCCAACCTTGCGAGCAATCTCTTCGGGCTTCAACCCGCCGAAATAGTCCTCAAGCTCGGCCTGGGCGTTGAAACCGAAAACGAGCATGATCCGCTCGCCAGCGACCTCAAAGATCAAGCGGCCCTGCTTGTCGACCGGCGGCAACTCGCCAGCGATATCTTGCAGCCCGGCTTGCACCCGAGCGAAAGCCTGCTGGATGATGTCGCCAGCGGCCTGCGCGCCGAGCGCGTCGAGCAAGCGGCCTGCATCCCGATCGGAGATCTGGGGATGGGCATCGAGAAGCGAAGCGCGAAACAGCGCGCGAACTCCTCGAGCACCGGCCGAGCCCGATGCGATGTTGTCACCGATATCGGAGATCGAACGGCCGCCGAACTCCTCCTCAAGCGCACAAAGAGCGTTGACGGTGAAAGCAACCGAATAGCTCTCACCGTCAACATCAAAGGCGACCGGTCCAGAAACCACCGCCATAGGTTAAACCGCGTCCGCTTCGGTGCGGGCACCGGTGAACTTGAGCCGAGCGGTGGCGACCATGCGATCCTCGAGCGGAACTTCGGGATCGAAGCCGGTCACCAGGCAATCGCCCTGGATCTTCCAGAACGCACCCGCGCCCTTCGGGATAAGGAAAGCATAGGTAAAGCTGTCCTCCGACTGCGACGCCGCCATCATGGCAAGATGCGTTGCATTGCCAGGAACAAGATTGACCTGAATGTCGGCCTCGCCGCCATCGATCAGGGTCTTGATCCATTCGCGGTAGCGACCAGGCGACTCGAAGTGCGTGACTTCGGTCGTATCGGTCGAATCGCTCGGCGGCTTAAGGGCGATGACTTCGCCCCACTGGCTCCCCGCATTGGTGATGTTGGCAGCGACCGCTGCCAGATAGAACTTCGAGCCGAAGCCCGTCTTAGCTGCACTTTTCGGCATGATTAAACCCCTTCCATTTCAGAGTGCCAAAGCAACACGTCCACGCGCGCGCGGTGGACATATACCGTATCAAGCTGCTCTCCACCATCCACCGGCCCTTCGACTTGCGGACGATCAAAGCGGACCCCGTCGCGCTCCCAGGATCCATCATCATAAGACCCAGCCTGACCAGGCACCGGCCGAACGGCCGCGATCACCTTCTCGGCAATCTGGGTAGCGTGATCGGCAGAGACGAGCGACCAGCAATCAACCTGGACTCGCGTCTGGCGAAAGTCCTGCTCGCCGCCAAAGTGATCGGGACGCGGATCGCTCACGGTCTGCAAAATGACAGCCGGTAGAGCCTCTTTGTCCGGTCGAACATTCCAGTCGATGCGAGCGCCCACCGCCGCTGCGAGCGCAGCATCGGCGAGTAGGCGAGCGGTAAGAGCGGCACCCCAATCAGCCATTAGCGTGCGCCTCGCTTTTTGAATTGATGCGCGCGGCCATCGTCACCCCCGCGACGCCGCGCGCGCTGCCTTACGCGCCGCGCGAGCGGCGGTGGCAGCGATCTCGGTCCAAAGGTCATCGCCGATGCCGTCGATAGCAGGCTCGGCCTCCGCATCGAACGCCGGACGCATGAAAGGCTGCGCAGCCTGGCGAAAGTTACCGAACTCCGACTGGATCGCCTGCGGCTCTTGGCCCGGCCCCATGTGCATGCGGATCCCGTTCTTTGCGTCGGTGCGAAAATTGCCGCCGCCGGTGTGAACGCCGCGCGCACCGCGCTGCGATCGCGCAAGGCGGGTGCCGACGATGATCCGGCTCTTAAGAATGCCGGTGCGCTCCGGCGCATTGGCCTCGGCCGCGTCGCGCATGGGCATCAAGCGCTTACGCGCGACGCGACGCAACACGTTCTTGCCGGTGGTCTTGCCCAACTCGACGATCGCCTGGTTAAGCTCGCGGAAGCCAGAGATCTCCATTTTCATGTGACTGACTCCGCAATGGCAGCGACCTCGAGCGCGAAACGCGGATCCTTCGGCCACGGCCGAACCGACTTGACGGCGAACCGGTCACGCACTTCGCCATCCTCGACCAGCGCGATAACATGCGTGGCGTCCATAGCCTCGACGTCCAACTCACGACGAATGATGAAAACAGCCGGTGCGTTCGCAACAGCCTGGTCGGAGGCAAAGCGCTCGGATCCGACTGCAGGCAGATATGCCGCCATGCATTCAGCGACCAGCGTCTCGCCACTCGCCACGCGGGAACGGCCTGCGCGCTGCAAAGCGGCAGGCTTGAAAACCCGAATGAGAGTGTCGAGATCGCCAGAGCGCATATCAGTCCTTCTTGCCGCCGGTCGGCTCGGTTGCCGCCGCCTTGGTGATCGACAAGATACCCTGCTCGCGCAGGACGGCAACATCATCGTCCGTCAGCTTGGCGATTTGCTCGGCCGACAGATCCTTGCCCTTTTCACCGACAACGCCGGACCGGCAAAAAAGGCGGTCGGCCTTCAAGCCATGCTCGCCCCGTTTGAATTCTTCACTCTTGGACATTTTCGCTCCTTTCAGACAAAACCCGGCAAACGGAACTGATGACACAGATCCCGAACGCCGAGAGGCAACTCGACCGCTGACGTGCCGACAACGGTCGCTTCGTGGTTTTCAAACCAGTGCCCGATCAAGAGCAACATGGCCTGCAGAAGTTGGTCGGGCGCTTCGCCCTCATCCCATCCGGCGTCGACTTCGATCGAGTAGCCCAGACCAGCAACCGGCCAGGCTTCACCTTCGGGCGAAAAAACGCGGGCAGGCTCGCCCATTACAACGAGCCGACAGCCAAGAATCTCGGTCGGAACGCCGTCGCTGCCCAGATGCTCGACCTTCACCAGATCATGCACCGGCCATACATTGAGCGCGATCGGCGCGGCCGCCGAGAAAGCGGTCCCATATTTTTTATGGGACCGGCGGGTGAGCAAGTGCCCGGAATAATCCTCGATCTGGCCGCGCGCGGCCCGGATCAACGCGGCGATTTCCTCATCACGCTGATCGTTGCGGATCCCCAGGCGCTTCTTGACCGTTTCGACATCGATCGGCTCGGGCACTTGCTACCTCCCTTTAGCGACGCTTGCCGGTGGCAGGCTTCGCAGTTTCAGCCTTGGTCGCAGCCGCCGGTGCGGTCTGTGCAGGCTCGCTCGAGGCGGCCGCCTGACCTTCACCGCTGGTCGCGGCCGAGGCGTCTGCAGCGGCACCCGCCGCCGGATCCGAAACATCCGCCTTATTGACCGGAGCGTTACCGGCATCCTTCGACCCGGCGACTTCCTGCACAAGCTGGGCGCTCGGCGCTTCACCGATGAGCTTGTCCATTGCAGCCTGGGCCTCCTTGCCCTTCGGCAAAAGGGCACCCGACTTGACCAGGTGGACAGCATCGGTGGCCGACAGCTTGCGCACATCGCCAGGATGATACTCACGATCGCCGTCCATGCGGCGCTTCACTTCAAACTCGAACTCTTTCACGATTTCTCTCCTTCTGAACGAATAGGGGAGCCGAAGCCTGTCGGCCCGGCTCCCCCTGCGACCCGGTTAGGACCGGAACCGGATTAGACCGGATACAGGTCGCCGGTGATGAACGCCTCGGGACGGTAAACGGCCAACGCGATGCGCTCTTCGGCGAGGATGGTGACCAGGTTGTTGACGAAGTCGTCCTCGTTTTCGGTGGCAAGCTGCACGCGCGCCATCCAGCGATCGAACAGTTGCGCGCCAAGGCGGAAAGCACCGGTGAGGAAGGTGCCAGCGGTGATCGCAGGCGTTTCGACAACCGGCAAGCGCCACAGGCGCATATCAGCCGAGCCCTGGGGCTGGCCAATCACGTAGCGGCCCATGCCGTCCTGGATCAACTCGATGATCGCCCAATCGATGGGATTGAGAACGATACCGGTCGACGGGAACTCGGCGAGCACCGACTGCAGCATTGCAAGGCGGATGCGATCGATCGCGGTCACCTTGCCAACGAGCGCACCGGCACCATCCGGGTCGCGCGCAGCTTTGACAGCGGCCTCGCGGGCGTTGTCATAATCGGACGCCTGCGGGATGATGCCGAGCAGGTTCTGGCCGGTGCCATCGCCATAGAGGATCTGCGCTTCTTCCCGGAAGCCCAGACCATACAGCAGATGGGAGTCGATCAGCGACCGAAGCTGCGGCGCGTCGTCGAGCACCTGGCGCGAAGCCTTCATGAAATGCGCGATGACCTTCGCCGTGGTGTCGACAAGCTCCAGCTTGAGATCCGACTGCGGCTTGCGCGCGGCTTCGGCGACCATCCCGGCGTTGTTGGTGAAGCCGGTCTGGCGGACATACTGCAGAGCATTGCCGCTCATCTGGCCGGGCGAAATGAGATCGCGGACAGTGAGGCGGCGCTGCGGGATTTGCAGGATGCCAGGAAGGCGCGTCGGCGCGACGGCCGCGCCAGCGGATCCGGCGGCGTTCGCAGTTGCCAGCGTGATCGTCGCCTTGGTTTCGATATCAGGGACAGCGCCCTTGACCTCGAGCGTGGCACGGCCGCGCTGGCCGCTGGCCTCGTCGCTTGCCAGCTTCTTGAACGAATCGGAGTCGACGAAC